TATCGTAATATACTCCCCCTGTATAAGCATATAAAATTCTATTAGTTCCAATTATAGAATATTTAATACCTTCTTTATTGACCATGTGATGCAATCCCCTAGCTGCACCAGTTAGTTTTGTATTACCTAATTGATTCCAACCACCTATCTTTTCAGGTGTGCCATATCTAAAACGTACGTTTGTTCCTTCAGTCCATTGAGATTCTGCTCCGGTAGAGGTAACTTGTTTATTGAATCCTGGTAGAAAGCCTAATTTTTGTAACATATAAAATCCTGTTTGGACCAAAATATACTACAATATTGGTAAAATCAATTTGTTTTATAATGGTCTTTTAGCGAAATCACTATTAAAAGAAATAACAGTCTTTCGCAAACCATCATTATTTTTTTCAGAAGCATGGGGTATGCAAGCTGGAAAAGTAATTAAATCACCCTCCTCAGCTATTATACTTTGAGTTTTTTTACTATTTACTAAAGGTCTTATCTTAGTAGTCATACCACTACTAGGAAGTTCTAGATAATATACATTGGTAAAATTTGTTTTGGGGTGCCTATGCCACTCGTGAAAACCACCTTTATAGTATTGTTGAAACCAAGTGTTTTGAATTCTCCATGTTTTTTCATCAAAAAGTTTTCGCATCTTGTCCATGTATGGAGGCAATATATTATAGAAGCATTCTAAGTATTCTCGTCTTTGTTCTTTTGGTAAATTCCAGTCTGTATGTGAAACATTTACAAACGAAGTCTTAGGTATTTTATCTATAAGAAATAACAGCTTTTCTTTTATTTTTTTATGTTCTTTTATTTTAGTCTTTATGTAAAAGGTTTCTATTTTTGTAATTTTCATTTTACCACACCCACGAAACAAAACTATCTCTTATCCCTTTTTTAATAGGATTTACCTTATGCGGATACAAAAAGGTAGAGGGAAAAATTAAAACATCTCCTTGTTTTAATTTTATAATATCTTTATCAAACATTACAAACTCACCTCCTTTAAAATCATCATTCAATAATCCAACAATAGATAATGTAGGAATGCCTTTATGTTCTCCATCAAACATGTCTTTTATATGATCACAATGTTTAGCCATTAATTTTCCTTCGTGGTATCTATTAAATCGAATAGGAGTAAACCCAGACCATTCTTTAAAATAATCATTTTTAAAATCAATCATGATGTATTTGTGAACACACTGCCAAACTTTATCTGTTAGTAATTTTCTAGTTTCTATATTATCCCAAGAAACATCTAATTCTGTTTGTGCGTTTTTTGGTTTATAACCTTTTAATTTTTCACTATAAAATAAATGAGGTTGCCATTTAATTTTGTCTATTTCTTTTCTTATTTTTTTACATAGAGTTTTATCTAATACGTTATATATTTTAATATAATCTTTTAATTTATTCATTATAATATTAATTCTGCTAAGTCTTTATTCTCTCCAATAGTTCCCTTATAGAAAGTATTAAAAGATAGACTTATTCTAGTATTAGAACCTTTTTTAAAATCAACTTGATGAGAAGTAGAAGACGGAAACATTACTAATTGACCAGTCTCTGCTGTAAACCACCATGAGGTTGAGTTCCATGAATTAAATTTATCAATAGCAGGAAAAATTTGTCTATAGTCTCTATCAAAAAATTTTATATTGTCGTTTTGTTTATCGGCGTTTATATAAAAAACTCCAGAAACAACAGAGTTAGGATGTTCGTGTTGATGATGGTATTGGTTTTCTTCAGTATAATTTAACCAAGATTGAGTAATACGAAGTTTAGGATTGTGTTTAGGACATATTATTTTTTGTAAATAATCATCACAACACTCTTCTAAAAATTTTTTTATTTTTTTAAGTTCAGGTTTATTTAAAATATAATTATCAATAGTATTAATATTTCCTTTATTACTTTGACAATGTTTTTTTTGTTCTTCAACAAAAGATAATTCTCTATTAGTTAACTTTCTATTTATATTAGCCATATAAACAGGTGTTGGAAATAATGATTGTATGTCTGATTTTATCATATTAAAAATAATTAAAATTTATATTTATCCTTACTGGTTCATCTGTGCAAGTTGAACTGTTGTGTGTTTTGTATGATTCAAAAAACAATGCTCTGTTTTCAACAGATTTTATTTTCTCTCCGTTTTGTAAACGAGTAAATCCATTATTAGTATTTATATAAAATATAAAACCTTTGTGTGGAATTGGTTGGTTTAATTCATCATGTACATCAACATGTTTATTATGCTCAAATATTTTATCAGTTCTTGGATAAAGATTTGCTTTAACTCTTATTAAAGAAGTTGCATTAAGTTTATTTAATAATGGTGTCAACACCGTAAACTCGTTACTGTTTGGAAGATAGTTTCTATAAAAAGTATGGGTAAAATATAAACCATCTTTAGATGTGTCGTTTACTTTTAAATCTTTTACTTTAGTTACTACATCTATAGCATC